CTCGAGTCCAGTTGTAGTTTAGGTACTTATAGGAATAAGCCTGCGTTAGCTGGCTATCCTTAGCACCAGAAAACCCGAACTGGAGAACTGATAAGGCATAGCATTACGAGTATGTGCGGTTTCGAGCACTCTTAGAACATAACAGTGCGCGTCACGCAGCATATTCATATCTGCAATGGTAGGTTGGATGACAAATCGATTAATAAAATCTGCAGAAATAGCAGCTTTTATAACTTCGATGAAAGGCTTATGCCTAAGTCGTCTCGCCCACTGACCGATACGATTTAACGTTCGGGTCACCTTAAAGGCAGCTCCCAACATAGGAATTAACTCAGCTACGGCAGAATATGCTAGGACGCGGTTGCGACAATTCAAATCGAGCGACGCCCAATATTTGTCCCATGCCTCACGTTGAGCAGCTTGCTCAGACGTTGAGGAAGGAACACTTATGTACGTCGGCGATGCGATATCGCACCCGAATGTCCACCATTTTCCCCATATGCTAGAGTATCCAATTGTGGTAGCTATCTTCCCAGAAACTTGATTACCCTTTTGGTGGGTACATAGTTTCCAGTTCAGCCTACCGTCGGTCGAATATTTCGGACCGTCCTCATAGGTAAGTACTTGCTCTGACGCTTGAAAACTTGCAGCGGAAGCTATTCCGCCGCCGTTTGTAAACGTGCAGAGCTTTACCGTTTTGGACGGCCGTCGTTTCGTGATCGACATAGGTATCTCAACGCGAGAATGACCATATAAGTGATCACCCTCAACGCAGCTTTAGGTTTATCCATACTGTTACCTCGCCCTTACAGTAAGAGTCGGCTTACCAAGGAATTTGATAGCCTGCTCTTTCTGGTCTAAGGTGTCTTGGTAATCAGTGGGCTCCTTAGAGACGTAAGAATCGCTGATTCGTACGTCTATGTCTCGATGCCCGCGTTCCTCAAAAAAGTTCATTATACCTTTTATTGGAATTGCGCGCTCGAGGGCATTATTACGTCGTACTTTAACAGTAACGACATAAGTTGAACTAGGGAATGCCAATTGGACCTCCTTCTTGCTGCGAAGTACGACGATTGTGCGTAGTGACGACAGAACGGCAATGAAACTCGTACGCTACAGTTGACTCAACTGCAGCATATATAAGCTTCTTAAGCCGTGGCAGATCATTGGGGTGGCGAACCGCCACAAACCCTTTGACACCTGCCGAAGTCATAACGAGACGCATGGGCACCTCATTAAGAAATGCCCACTTGATCAGGTTTCGCATAATCTGTACTCCGGGTTCAGGCATGGCTACA